TGAAGGCCTCGCCCGTGCAGGTAGAGTCTGTGCAGGCCGAGCCCGTTACCGCTTCAGTCGCCGCAGTCAATCCCGTCGTGACGTCCGTTGCGCCGAGTGTTGTCAGTAGCGCGGCGGCCCCATTGGCTTCCAGCGTTCCGAAGCCGGAGGCTGTGTTGTTATCGGAGGGCGGCAGCTCGACCACGGTCGTCAAGAGAAAGGTCGGCCGGCCGACGAAAGCTGAGCAGCAGGCGCGTGCGGATGCATGGCTCAGAGAGAACGCAAGCAAGATCGCTGCGGCTCGAGGGAATGGGAATGGGGCTGGAAACGCCGCAAGCGATTTTGCTGCGGATATTGGTTCTGTTGCTACAGAGGCGATTCCAGGGTGCACGCTACGGGCTGATGAGCCGAGCGTAGCCTCTCCCCAAGTGGCATCCCCTGTGGCAGCACCCGTGGCAGCCCCTGTGGCAGCGCCTGTGGAAGTTCCGGTTGAAGCTCCGGCGACCGCTCCAGTCGCAGCACCGGCGGCAGCATCTGTTGCAGTGGAGACGCCCGAGCCGGAGACTGCATCTGCTGTAGTGCAAGTGGTCGCGGAGCCGGACGAAACGATCAACCCGATCAGCGTTGAAGGGGACAGCCAGCTTCCTCCGGAAGTCCTCAACGCGATTTCACTTCGCGAGGTGTTGGCGTGGTTGTTCGATCAGGGTGTCGTAGAGTACGAGGAAGTGCTCGCGCGCTGCTTTGCGATGCAGAAGCAGGTTGGTGTCCTCGACAGAATCACGAATTTGGAAGAGCGCGTCAAGCGTGGCGTGTCTCTGTTCAACGCTTAGCAGATTCTTGTGCGAATTCATTCGTTATACCCCTCTATTCCGGAAGTTCCAATCAGTAGGGTTTCCGGTCTAGAGAGAAACCCTGCCTGTAGCCGCTGCGAACTCGGCGCTGACGCAGAGACTCGCTGTCTTTCTACCGAAATATTGACAAGTTCTGGTTGCCTCGTTGGAGGAGATCCATCTGAGACATTGCTTGTGATTGGGGCTGGCCCAAGCCGAGTTGAGGATAGTACCGTTCGTATTTTTCGGGGCTCGGCGAATATGAGGATTCGGAATCTGGTCTCGAAGAGCTGGGCTGGTCCTGTTGTCCTGACATATGCGACTAGGTGTTACTCCGGAAGGGAAGAGCCCTCGCTGAAACACATACGTGCGTGTCGACCTTACCTAGCACAAGTGATTTCTGAGCACGCTCCAACTAGAATTCTTGCGCTTGGGGCAGAGGCAATTTATTCTTTGGTTGGGCGGTCAATTTTGTTGGCTAGCACGAGAAGAGCCTACGCTTGGATCGCTCTACCAGATCGCAGAATTCCAGTTTTCTTTATGTCCTCTCCAGACATCGCCTCCAATAATCGAATGTATCAACCTTTGGTAGACGCGGACGTCAAGTGGGCGTTGGAGTCTCCTGTTCCGATTCCTCCTCCGTGGGACGGAAAGTTTTGTGAGGTTGAGACGGCCGAGGATGCAAAGAACGCAGTTGACGCGATTCGGTGTGAGGCCCCCTGGTGCGCCTATGATCTCGAATGGGCGGGGAATCCATTCGACAAATACTTTGAAGTGATTTGCGCTGCTGTAGCGCCGCCTGATATTGATTCAGCTTACGTTTGGCCGAGGACTGCTTTGGCAAAGCCGGATGTACGAGAGCCGTTGCTTCAGCTTTTGGCCGACGAGTCGATACGAAAATGTGGACTCAACCTGAAGGGCGATAATCTCTCCGCCTTTGCCGCGTGGGGTGTTGACGTCAAAGGCGCTGATTTTGATGCGCGCCTTGTTCGACGGCTGCTCGAAGTGGATATTACGGCTAGTCTAGAAGTGTCTTCGGAATTGGTTGGGATGGGTGGGCACAAGGATGAGAACGATGCAGCGTTGGCGCAGGCTGAGAAACGGATCGGCGTAGCCAGGGAACAAGCGAAGAATAGTCAGCAAGGGAATCTGTTTCAGGAGCAGCTTGACCCAGCGTTGGTCGCAGCGGTAGAGCGCCATTGGGACGATCCTAAGACGTTTGCCTATGCGCTCGTCCCAGTATCAATTCTCAACCGTTACTGCGCTCGCGATGCGGTAGCTCACGCGCGACTCGCTGTTGAGCTGCGGCCGCGACTGGCGGCCCGCGTGTCTGCACAGAGGATGTGGGATAAGCTCGTAAGTAAATCAACCGACGCCATTTATAGGATGGAAAAATGGGGTATCCAAGCAGACGTTGAGGCAATCCAATCATTCATAGGTTTTCTCGACGCGCAACTCAAGGTTGTCGAGAGTCGCCTCGAACGATATGGCAAGGTTGATTATTCGTCGGCACCACAGGTTGGGAAGCTTTTATTCGAGACTCTCAATTTGAAAAGTTCTGAGACGACAAAGACTGGCAGGCCAGCAACCGACAAAGACAGCCTCAAGAAACTTGTCTCTTTGCATCCTGTCGTAGCGGATATTCTTGAGTGGCGGAAACTCGCAAAGTTGAAGTCTAACTTTGGGGTGTCGCTTATTCAATGTATTCGCGCCGATGGTAGAATTCATGCGGAGGTGAAGATTGATGGCACTCGAACAGGACGTGCGTCTGTTGTCAATCCGCCCCTGCACACGCTTCCGACACGGGATTCTGTAGCGAAGCTTATCAAATGCGCGTTTGTTGCGCCATGGGATCATTTTTTTGTGGCCCTCGACTATAGCCAGATTGAAATACGAGTGGCTGCGATGATGTCTGGCGACGTGCGCATGATTGAGCTTCTAAAGTCGGGGGTTGATTTTCATCTCGGGACAGCTCAACTGGTGGCACCGAAATTCTGGGGAATCCCTGCCGATAAAGTGGGACCCAAACAGAGGTCTGACTGTAAGGAGATCAACTTTGGGTTGCTTTACAATATGACAGATCAAGGATTGGCGAAGAGGTTGGGCTGTTCCGTTGAGGAAGCTCGCAAATTGAGGATGGCGATTCTCGGTGAATTCGTACAGCTTGCGAAATGGTGTAGAGAGAATCTTGAGTACACCAAGCGGACTGGCTTTACATGGACTTGGTGGGATGGGGAGGTTGCTAGGTTACGTCCGCTTTTTGGAGTTGGGTCTGACGATAGAGCAATCCGAGTTTCGGCAGAGAATGGCGCAACCAATACTAGAGTTCAAGGGTGTCTTCCAGCCTCCACTCGGATACTCACACACAACGGGTACGAGTGTATCGGATCGGCTGGACGTGAAGGGTTGGCTTGGACTGGCATGCATTGGGTTCCATACACGAAGCTTGAGCGCGGGTTGTGTGAGTTAGCCGAGCTTGAATTTCAGAATGGCCAGATACTTCGATGTGATACCCGGCATGAGGTCTTGGTGGCGGGGGAGCGTTCCTACGAGTTTCGGAAGTTTGATGATCTGAAGGAGGGGGATCGTGTTTGCTTCAGTCGTCCGCAACCCTTGGAGTTTGGCCGTCAAGCCCTGAGCCTAGACGCGGCATATTGGCTTGGCTACATCGCGACGCGGGGGCGCAGGAACGGGGAGAGCTTTGAGGTAGCCTTTGTCGAGCGGCAGGATCGGGAGGATCCATCATCGCTGTCTTCAAAATATTCTTCGTTCCTTGCAGATCACGGTTGGACTTGGACGAAGCAAACGGAGGTGACTCAGCGGCGTAGTCGCCGGCGTGTTTCAACGTGGAAGCCCTCGGAACGGTGGGTAACACGTAGCAAGGTAATCATAAAGACTAGCAATATCAACTTTTTAGAGCAGCTTAGCAAGTGGGGATTGTCGGAAGACGATGACCGAAAGGTCCCGGATGTGGCCTGGACGCTTACTCTTCCCTTACGTAAGCAGTTTGCCCTTGGTGTGATCGCGGCGGTAGGAGATTCGTGGAAGCGAGGCGAGCCGACTCGGTCGATGACTTTTTCTGGGGGTAGGATCGCGGCCGAGCTGCAGATTTTTCTGCGAACGATTGGTCTCGGTTGTGTGTTCAATCGATCCGGACGTTGTCGGCTGTCGTTTCTTTTGACCGATGCGGGGGAGTGCGGCATCGGTCCACCACAGGAGGTGCTACGCTGGCCAAACGACCAGGCTCCTCCATGGGTGATCGAGACGATACTAGCACAGCAGGAGCTGGTTCCTCGACTTCCTGCTGGCCCTCGAACGATGCGGGCGAAGCGTGAATTTCTGCTTGGCCTCCAGAAGCCGCCGGTCTCCCAGCGGGCTCGGCTAAAATGGTTCCGCCGATTTCGAGGGGCGTCGGTGCAGATGGTGGCGCAGTTTGCCGAACGTCATGGCATGACGGTTGAGCTTTATGCGACGTCACCGCTGGTAGCCATACGGAAGTTGGGAATTTTCGAGCCCACTTTCACACTGAGCGTGGATAATTCCGGGCATCGGTTTGATAGCGAGGGGGTCATCTCGAAAAATACTGCGTTTGATTTTTCGTTGGCTTCCATAATTTCTGTCATCGATTGGATTGATCGCGAATCCGTTCCGGCAAAACTCGTCCTTACAATTCATGACGCGATATACTTGGAGGCTCACCGATCTGCGGTCGTCGAGACGGTGCGGATGGTCAGCCAAATTATGACAGGGTTCAACTCGCTTGGGGTGCCCCTGAAAGTTGACGTCTCCTGGGGAAAGACGCTCGGTTCGCTGAAGCCGTGGAAAGATTCTGCTGATTTTGAGGCAACAGCGCAATTATAGGAAGACGATGGAAACAAATTCATATCGAGATGATCTTGCGAAGTTCTTGTGCGAGTCGGTCAAGATTGACTCGTCAGATTTGAACAAGGAGTTTATCGAGTTCCCGGCTAGGCTGGCCTACTGGAACCAGCTTTTCGCGGACGCCACAGAATCCTATCTCAAGTCGAAAGCGGACTGGGAGGTTGCCAAGGCAGCCACACGTTTTCGATTGCGAGGCATCCCCCTACGGCAGACGGGGAAGCTTCCGACGATGGACGACCTCGATGCCCTGGTGACGTTGGACGAGGAGGTCCGAGACGTTCACCTTGCGTATGTGATGGCGGACGTTGATCGCGTACGAATCCGTGGGATCGTCGAGTCTTTGGCCGCGAAGAAAGATATGCTACAGTCGCTCGGCGCGAAGGTGCGTGCCGAGATGGAGCGTGACCCAACCGTGCGGGAACGCATGATGGCTGGATGGGGCACGCCAGGCGCTGAAACGTTTTAGACACACATCCAAGAACACAGAAAAAACAGGAAGGACAGGAAAACATGGCAAACGAAATAACTCCAATTGGGCCAGAGAGCATGATGGACTACGGCAAGTGGGAGGCGGAGACCGCTCAGGGAGAGCGGGACGACCTCGCGCGGTCGACCTCGAAATTCTTGAAGCTCGTGGTCGGGCCTAATCGGGTGCGCTTCCTTCCGCCCCAGGTCGGAAAGCGATCTCCGTTCGTTACGGTCTTCCAGCATTTCATGCGATTGAAGGAGCAGGAGCGGCCGTTCGTATTCAATTGTCCGAGGATGATGGCGAAGAGCCCGTGCCCGGCCTGTATCAAATCGGACCGGCTGAGAGCTACGGGCAACGCGAAGGATGCGGCCGCCGCAAGTGACATGTGGCCTGGCAGGCGTGTCTTTGCAAACGTGATCGCTCGTGCGCAGGAATCCGATGGACCAATAATCTTCGGGTTCGGGAAACTCATCCACGAGGCTCTCCTGGCCTTGAGGACGAACGAGGATGTCGGTGGGGATTTCACCCATCCGCACGAGGGGTTGGACATTGTGATCGAGCGAACCGGGACTGGCAAGATCGACACGAAGTATCGGGTGTATCCCGTTCGGCGGTCGACTCCACTCGGCAACATGGAATGGATCTCGATGCAGGCCGACCTCACATTGTTGGCCTACGTGCCAACGATGGCGGAGATTATGGAGTCTATCAAGAAAATTCAGGAAGCTGCCGCATTGGCCAAGGAAGACTCCAAGACTCCTAGGATGCCTGACATATCTGACGATCTGGGGAATGGGGATCCTGGGTTTGATGATGACCAGATCCCTTTCTAAGGTCCCGCGAAGAAAGAAGGATATTTCTGAGGCGCGCACCGAACCTGTTCTTCCAGTAGATCGTATTCTCGATCGACTGCAGAAGACGGCCGCGTGTGCAAAGCGAGCCTCGTGGGGATCCGCCTGCGAGCTGCGGGAGGTTATACCGACAGGGATTGAGGCGCTGGATTCCTACGTGTTTGGAAGCTGCGGGGGCATTCCCGTGGCCAGGATCGGGGAGATTTTTGGGGATGAGGGAAGCTGCAAAACTTCCTTAGGTTTCCAGATTTTAGGGGCTACCCAGCGGCTTGGGGGCGTCGCCGCATTCATCGAAACCGAGCGTACGTTGATTGCCGAACGCGGGATCGTTTTTGGAGTGAGCCTGGAGGACCTCATTCTATCGGAGCCGGCAACGACAGAGGATGTGCTCGACGCGATTCGAGATATTCTCGCAGCGATTCCGAAAGGGATTGGCCCCAACGCCATCGTTTGGGATTCGATTGCGGCCACCGAGTTGGCGGGCCAGTCTGGGAAGGCGTTTGGAAAATCGAGCATAGTTGGGAAAAAGGGGAAACTGTTTTCTGATGCCCTCCCAATTCTTTCTCGTATGCTAGCTGGCCGACGAACCGCGTTAGTTTTTATCAATCAGATTCGGGACAAGATTGGCGTAATGTTTGGGGATAAATCCACAACGCCTGGAGGGCATGCTCCTAAATTTCACTCGAGCTGGAGATTCCAACTATGGCGTGGGGCCAACGTCAAGCAAGGTGGGGCAGTGGTCGGGCTGACCTCGACGATCAAGCTGGTCAAGTCGAAGGTCTGTCTTCCATTTCGGAAGGCACGAATTCGGCTGCTGTTCGACTCAGGGTGGGATAACGCGCATTCGTTGTTAGTGCTGGGTAGGGAGTTGAAACTTGTCTCGAGCGATGCGGAGGCCTCCCCAGAAACGTTGGATGCAATTCGAGCAGCGTTGCGGGATCTTCCAAAGCCAACAGGAAAAATCATCGACGGGGCAATTCGAGGGGAGGAGACCTCCCCCGATCCGGTTCGTGAGCCTGTGCTGGCACTCGTTCCCGCAGCGGATCCCTACGATGGCGACATCGATCTTTCGGGCACACCTTTCGCGATTGAGTCCTAGCTAATTTCGTCCCGATAGCGCAATTAAACAACATGTCTATTGTCGGCATGGTTGCGGACGTTCATATTTCCAACTACCGCAGAGTCGGTGGAATTATGACGGCGGGGCTCAACGAGCGTTGCCGGATGGTACTCGATGTTCTACGCAGAACGTGTCAGGCAGCGTTCGAGCAGGGATGCTCGAAGCTGTACATCCTCGGTGACCTGTACGAGTCGGCTACCATCGGGCCACGTGTCATCGCGGCAACGCAGGATGTGCTCCTCGAAGCTCGCAGCAATGGCCTCGAGGTGGTGATCAGCACGGGCAACCACGACGCCATCACGGGCGACCCAGGGGACCATGCGTTGGGGCCGTTGCGGCACATCGCCAAAATTGTCGACCGTCCGTTGATTGATAAGCTTGGGGACCTTGAAGTGGTGGTCCTTCCCTTCTATGATGGGCCAGCCAGTGTTTGGCTACGGAAGCAACTTTCGGAGGTGCAGCGCGAGGACGCGGGGCTGGATGAGCAGTTGTCGAACTCAGCCTCCGACGACCGATCTCCCCCCCGCGTTCTCGCTCTTCACCTCGGGATTGCACACGACGGAACCCCTGCATTTTTACAAGACGAGTGCTCATTGCGTCTTCAGACGCTTCAGGGACTGCTTACAGAATTCGGATATGATGGGCTATTCGCTGGGCACTGGCATGACTTTATCCAGCTCAATACTCCAAACGCATTTTTCGTTCAGCTTGGTGCGTTGGTTCCGACCGGGTGGGATAACCCAGGTGTTCGGAATCGAGGCATGCTCGCGGTCTACTCGACGAATGGCGGGAACACCAACCTAAAATACGTGTCGATCCCAGGCCCGAGATTTTTGCAGATCAAAGGTCTTGCTGGATTTGAAACGCTCAAGGCGTCGGTGCTCGAGGCGGCGGGATCGAAGCTGTTTGTGGATTGGCTGGTAGCTCCGGATGACCTGAACGATGCCAAGGAGGACTTGATGATTTTCAAAAACAGATCGCTAATTCATCACGGAGAGGTTTCGCTCGATATGTCCCAGGTCACCG